GATTCTTCTTTTGTTAAAAAGTTTTTAAATACTAAAATGTCTGGTGTTAATCTTTCTGAAGTACTCATTTATTTATATCTCCATCTAGTAGTGTTCTGTGATATTTTTTATTTGGATCTGGCTGGTTTTCTCCAGTATGCTCTAGAATCTCCCAGAAAAATGGGCAGGTGTATCTTATGGCACCTTTAATTTCAGTTACTCCATGAATATAATTCATATCTCCTGGAAAGAAATATGCTGCTCCTTTTTTAGGCTTAAACTTTACATCTTGGAGAGGAAAATATAATTCTCCGCCTTCATAGTCATCGTTTAGATAAAACAAACTTGAAAGGTCATAATATGGAAAATCATTTGGCAATCCAATATCTGGAAGTTCATGAAGCTCTTTATCTGCATGTGGTTTCTGAAACTGTCCAGGAAGCCAGCGAACAATTGTTGTTCCAGTTGGAGTTACTTTGACATTATAAAAATCTTCAACAATTGGCTTTAGTCTTTCAAACAGACCTTGAAGAATGGGTCTAATTTCTGGATCATTTTTATCTAGAGATGGGCTTGTGCAAACTCTGTCTTTCCAGTAGTTAGCATCATATACGGTTGTACCATTTTCATTAACATGGCTTTCTGTTACATCCCAAATAGTTATTTTTCTAGCAGCCGCCTCAAGGAAATCCATCTCCTCTTGAGTCATAAAGTTTTCTAGCTCAACTATCATATCTTTCCCAGACCCAAAAAACCCAGAAGGCGTGAGGGATGGTGTCTTGTATACTACTGAAGCATTTTGATTTGTTGAGTTCATTTTTCTATTATATCATTTCTTGTCTTTAGAGGTAAGATCAGTAATCTTTAGCTTTAAAGACTTTATCTCGTGACTGCCTATGCTATTTCCTAAATAGTCTACTGCATCTCTATAAAAATTTGTAAATCCGCCCTTTTTAGTAATTTCGTCCCAAACTTTTTGTCTTTTTTCTTGTTCTTTTAAATCCATACCTTCAAACACTTTGTCTTTAATTTCAAGCTCGACATTTTGATACTCTTTTAATGATATTGGAATAAAAGTAGCAACTGGCATTCCAGCTGGAATTTTAATTATAGTATTTGGCCTTGTAATTCTCCAGGCAATAGGAATTGCTTCTTTTAAAACTGAAGTTGATATTACTGTTGTAAATGGGGTTGCTCCATCAACAAAAAAGTTAGGGGGAACGATTTGTAACATTGAAACGTTTTCAGGTGTATCAAAATAGAATCCAGAATAAAAACTTATAGTAGCGTTTCCTCTTACTGTTGTGGGAACACCTACTGGGCCTGATAATATGGTTACATGATCTGGGGTTGTATCTGAAATTCCATCCCAAATAAACTCAATATCATCTAAAAAAGAAATTGACCAGCCAACTGTATTTGCCAGAGAAACTGGAAAACATTTGTAGGCATGAGCATCTAAAGTATCATCCATCCAGTCTCTTTTGACTTTAGTCTGTTCAATTTTAGATCTAGTCTGGCTATTTTTATATACTGTTATTTTCATTTACTTCATTGTCCCATTTTGGATCATACATGTCTGGAGTATGAAATTTTTTACTGTAGTCAAGCATTGTCACTATAGAGTATTTTGTTCCCTTAGTTACCGCTTTTGCTTGATGGGCATACATAAAATTAGATGGGAAAACATATAGATCTCCAGCCTTTGGTTTAATGTCTAGATTCTGAAGTCTAAAATAAAGCCCTCCATCATCATAATCATCGTTAACATATCCTACAAGAGAAACAACACAATTGTAAGAATACCCGTGATCTTGATGCTCCATAAAATGCTGGCTTTCTCCATATTTAATAAAGTTAAAAGCTTCCCAGTACTTAAGCTCCATAATATTGTGTGCTTTGCAATAATCTACAACTGCTGGATATTGAGCATCATATACATCTTGCCACAGAGCTTTTAGCTTTTCTGCATCTTCGCTTTTGTCTAAAGCAATATCACTTTTTTTAAACTTAATATCTACACAGTCTCTATAGTCTGGCATTAGTTGTTGATAGCCAACGTATGCTGGCTGGAAAGTATATCTTTTTTCTTTAGTTCCAACTTGCCCAACTGCACCCTCAAGCCTATTAATTATATCAAGGTCTTTTTTTAAGACATCTCTGTATACAAATATTCCAGGAGCTAGCTCTTCTTTGCTGCTCCAAGTAGGTGCTGTGCTTTTAGTTCCTGTTGTCATTTATAATCCCTCTTTGTCCAAACTTTTGACTTGTATACTCCACCGTCGGGCTGACGATAAAATTTTGCATTTTCAATTAGCTTATCTTGCATTTCTTTTATATTTAAATATTCAACATCATGGTTCCAGTCTTCTCTTTTAAATGGAAGAATCTGTAAGAATGGAGTTCCTTTTGGAACAGTACCTTCCCATCCTTTTGCAATAAAAAATGGGAATGTTCCAAGCAAATGAACTTTATCATTATCAACAACACCACTTGTATTTAAAAATGGTAAATCAAATCTATTCATTGGTGTCATAAATAATGCGCTATAACCTTCTGGCACTTTAATTCCCCATTCTGGATACCATGCAAAGTGCTCTTCGTAATAGCCAATTGGTGATGGGAATTGTTCCATTGGAGTTCTTTCTGTTACAAACCCAGTGTGTTTTTTATCTTTTATCTCTACGGATATTTTACCGTTTTTATTTTTTGAAAAGATCAAATCGCATGGTGTGCTTAAAACATATCCAGTCATAAAAGCATCTAGTATAGCTGGGCAAGCTTTCCATGTAGGAATCTTACCAAAATCTTTTGGGTCACCTTCTTTTGAAACAGGACAGACTTCTTTTGTAGCTTTGTAATATTCACCACTTGGCATCTTTGCAAATCTATCAGCCTCTTTATACCATGCAGGTATGCTTTGCTGTGTTGGTTTTGGCACTGATGGGCTAAACTTGTTTAGCCATGGCCTAAACGATTGAAATAATATTTTAATAGGTTTTGCCATTCTCTTTGTCATGATAAAGATCATTGTAGTCCATCATAATAACAACAGCATACTTTGTGCCAGATAATAAATTTAAAGATGCATGCTCATAAACAAAATTAGAAGGGAAAAGAATTATGTCTCCTGCCTTTGGTTTTAAGACAAGGTCGTGTCGTGGAAATTCAATTTCCCCGCCCTCATAATCGTCATTTAAATATACAACTGCAGAAACTGTACATGTGTAATACGGACCATGATCAGCATGAATTTTGAAAAATTCTCCTGGTAAGTATTTAACAAAGTTAAATGCTTCTTTGTAATTAATGTTAAAGTTCCAAACGGACTCATAATGCCTTAATGATTTATTTAATCCAAGATCAACAATATCATAGCATTCCCTTAAAACATCACTATCTGCAAGATAATTACCGAGCTGGTCTCTTTTAAATTTTAAATCATAACAATTTCTAGCATGGCTAGTTGGCTCAGCTTTAGCATTAACAGTTGCTCCGTGCCACTTTATTCCACGCTTATCTAAAGATATTTCTTCTTCAAGCATGTTAATTAGTCTTTGGCAGTCTTCTTTACTAATTGCATTTCTATAAAGGTTTATTCCATATTCAAGATTTTCAACAAGAATGCTCTCGTCAATTTCTTTTGGTTCAACTCTTGCAGTTGTTTTTTCAATTCTTGGCAGGTCATACCATTCCATAGTATCTCATTTCTACTATAACATCTTATCATACTATTCTAGAAAAGAAAAGTATATTTTATTTAGTATCCTCTAAAGTATGGGAAGTACGGTCCGCCGCCAAAGCTTGGGAAGAACGGTGGGAAGAACGGTCCAAATCCTGGGAAGTACGGTCCAAATCCTGGGAAGTACGGTGCTTTAAATCCTGGGAAGTACGGTCCAAATCCTGGGAAGTACGGTGGGAAGAATGGTGGGAAGAATGGGAAGTACGGTGGGAAGAATGGGAAGTACGGTGGGAAGAATGGGAAGAACGGTGGGAAGAATGGTGGGAAGAACGGTGGGAAGAATGGTGGGAAGAATGGGAAGAACGGTGGGAAGAACGGCGGGAAGAATGGGAAGAACGGAGCTATAGTTGTAACACTAGCAGTTGCATTTGAAGCAAGGGAAGTTCCATTTCCATTTGTTGCAGTTACGGAATATGTTTGAGATGTATTTGCTGCATCAGCAATAACTGCAGATGTTGCATTTGCAGCTAGGTTTCCAGATGATGTTCCATCAGATCCTGCAACATTGTGCCGTATTAATGCAGATCCTCCAGAAGCTCCAATTTGCCAGTTAATTGTATTTGCATCAATGCCTGCTGTTGCTGTTGCACTTTGTGGTGCTTGAGGAACTGTGGTTGCAGTAATTGATGACGATGTTGTAGCTGCTGAAGTTCCGTTGGCATTTGTTGCTGTTACCGTAAAAGCATAAGAGGTTGCTGAAAGAAGAGATTGAACAGTTACTGGAGAAGATCCAGAACCTGTAAGGGCACCAGATGTAGCAGTGTAAGAAGTGATTGCAGAGCCACCAGTTGCGCCACCTGTTGCTGTGATCGTTGCAGCACCATTGTTATATGCACGGCCTGTTCCTACGTCTGCTACTGTTACTGTAGGTGCCTGTGGAACTGTTGTTGCAGTTATTGAATTTGATGTTGTGGCTGTCGAAGTTCCATTGGCATTTGTTGCTGTTACGCTAAAAGAATAAGATGTTCCCGAAGCAAGAGATCCTATTGTTATTGGAGAAGATCCAGAACCTGTAAGAGCACCTGATGTAGCAGTATAAGACGTGATTGCAGAACCACCTGTTGCACCTCCTGTAACTGTAATAGTTGCTGCACCATTATTGTATGGGCGGCCTGTTCCTATATTAGCTGCTGTTACGGTAGGTGCTTCAGGAACTGTTGTTACGGATACTGCAGAAGAAGCAACAGATGCAGCAGAAGTTCCAGCTGCGTTAGTTGCTCTAACTGTAAATGTAGGAGTTGCTCCTGAAGCAATTCCAGTTACTGTCAAAGGAGACGATGCCCCACTTGCTGTCTGTCCCGTACTTGCGGTTACAGTAAATGAAGTAGCATTAGGAGAAAGAGCTGGTAAAGAAAACGATACGGAAACTGCTCCATCATTGAAAGCCCGTCCTGTTCCAATGTTTGTTCCAGTAACACCTGTTGGTGCTAACGGCTCCAAAAAGTCATTTGAAGCTTGGGCTTTTTTACCTATTCTCTTGCCTGATGCCATTTTAAATCTCCAATTTCTTATTTAATATTTGTATTATGCTGTCAAGTCTCCGAAGACAACCCAGGTATTTGCTGCTCTCTTGAGGAGAGTACAAGATGACCAAGTTGTACGAAGTTTCAAGCCAGGTGTTGCATTAACTGTAACTGTTCCTGATACTGGTGCAATTGTTACTTGGCCTGCACCAGTTTGTAGAATATCAATAGATGTTCCAATTGGGAAGTTCAATGTTGCATCTGTAGGTATTGTAAGAGTTATTGGTGAGGCTGAACCCATTTCAATTAGATCGTCTCTTTCAGTTAAAGATGAAAGTGTGTATGACGCTGTCTTCTGTGAAATTGGTGTTAAGGAATCTACTTTTAATCCCAGGCTGGTTGTTACGGATGCTGCAAAGTTTGCATCATCACCAAGGGCTGCTGCAAGTTCATCTAG